GGCACCGCCAAGATGGACCTGTGGTCTGTCGCCGTTGACGCCATCGCCCGGTCTATCGCCGAGGTCGTCAACCAGCACGCCATCCCTCGCCTTCTCCGTCTAAACGGCATGGACGACGAGTTCGCCCCCCAGTTGCATTACGGCGAGGTCGCACAGACCGACATCTCCGAGGTTGCGAAGTTCGTGGTCGACCTCATTGGGGCCGGCGTCATCCAGCCCGACGGGCTGCTTGACGAGTACATGCGTGACCTCGGTGGCCTTCCTGCCCCCGACCCTGACGCTCCCCAGATGATGCCGGGTGTCGCGATGCCGGAGATGCCGGGGATGGGTATGCCCGGTGAGGTCGCCGAGGAGGATGAAGTCAGACAGCAGGGTCATGGCGATGCGCTGGTCGTAACGGGACACCGTCTTGTCGATGTCGAACTGGCGTGCACCACCCGACGACATCAACTCCAACTGGAACAGGCGGTTGCCCTTCTCGTCGTACATAGCAGGGTAGATGACGCCTTCCTGCTCGTTCCGCTTGATTCCGGTGACAATCTCACGGATAGCATTCAGAACAGCGACCTGCTCCGGCGTTGCGGCAGACGACAGGTACTCCGGCGGGACGTGAGCGACCGGAAGGCCGGCAAGGTCACGCTCGATGCCGACGGCCTCAATCTCTTCGATGCGTCGCTTGTACCACCACGACCGGTAGGCGTTACGGAGCAGCGAACGCCCTTCAGGATTGTTCTTGACCGTGGTGGTGCGGAACAGCAGCGCCTTCTCGATAGGGATGAAGACACGGTGCGCGTAAGTGGACGGGTCGACCTGCCAGAAACCTTGGATGCCGCCGTCCTCGTCGAACTCCCACTCCCACAGGGTCTCCTGCGAACGGATAGCCCACTTCCGCCAACCAATCTTCCCGTCGTCGTGCTGCGACCGCTTACGCGGGTCCCTCTTCCAGCCTGAGCGCTTCTTGTACACAATCTCGTGGTAGGACCAGCCGTACGTCAGCATCGACAGCATCGCCGACAGGGTCGCGTCCCACGAGTCGGACATGTCGTGGAGGCATTCCTCGATGAACTCGGCCTGCTCGACCGCAATGTCGTTGTCGTCGTCTGCGGGGTCGACACGCCATTCGAGACGTTGGAGGACCTTCTCGATGGCGAAGAGGATTGCGCCGACCGTCGGGTCGTTGTCGGCCATCTCGCGGTAGACGCGGACGCCCTTGATGCCCTGCAACTGCGGGAGGAACTCGTCGATGACGAATCCACCGGTCCGACGAAGACCGGTGGTTCCCAACTCACGCATGTTTGCCGACATGTGGTGACTCTACAGTGCGTCAGGGGCGTCTCGCACGGTTCTAACGGCTCGGGGCGCACCTCGTCAACTTACTCTTTGACAAGATGCGCCCCGCGCTTGACAACTCGCTCAGAACGGTACGTCCGTCGGCGGTAGCGGAGGAAGCGACGAACGCTCCACCCGACCAGCCGGCGCCGAACCGCCCCGAACCTTTGCCAAGTCGAGACCGATAGACCGAGCCGTCACCTCGATGCGGTAACGCGTCTCACCGTTCTGGTCCCACGACCGCTCCTCGGCCAGACCGTGCACGATGACGGGGTCGCCCTTCTTCAGCCGCTCCGCCACCTGCTCCGCCATGTCCTCCCAGCACGTCACACGCCAACCGGTCACGTTCGCGTCGACCCACTGGTCGCCCTGCTTGGTACGCCGATTGACCATGACCGTCAAGTTTGTTACCGCCTTGCCCTGCTGCGTGTACTTCAGGTCGGGGTCTCCTGCGAGGTTCCCTGACAACGTCACTAAACTCATCTGTGTGTCTCCCATCCGACAAGGGTGCCCGCTGCTACGTCGAGCGTCTCCAGAGTCTCTCTATGGACTGATAACTCGTACATGTGCTTCCGGTCACGAATGACCTGCTGCTTCCCGTTCGGCCGGACCCGCCTTCCGCAGGACCACACCATCCCGCCACACACCCCCGAATAGTAGTTGTTCGCAGGGTCGAGGTGGTTGATGCACTCTTTCCGAACTGGACAGGCAGAACAGTAGTCGAGCGCCTCGTAGGCCACAGGGAACCAGTGCTGGTCGAACAGGGTCGGGTCAGCACCGACACACGCGGCCTTGGAGAGGAACTCGTCGGTTGTCAACGGTCAGTACCAGCCGTTATGCCAAGTGCCGTTGGACCGTAGCGTCGCTCTCGACGTCCACGCTTCCCACGCTGCACACGGGCTGCCGTACCGTCTGTAGATGTAATCGAGGCCCCATTCGACCTGAGCCTTCGGGTCTTCCTGCCACGACCCCGTAAGGCCGTGCAGGTCGACGAGCGCTTGGGGGATACCTCGAGCCGATGAGTGCGGATTGGCGGCGCGATAGTCCCATCCTGACTCGTGCTGCCAGAGCAGGTCGAGACATTCCCACTGCCGGTCGAAGTCGTCCTCGACGTTCGCTAACTGCACTGCCGCGAGCGCTCGTGCTGACTTCGGCGTCGTGCCATCCACCGTCCCGAACAGCAGCATCATGCCGAAGGCGACGACTGTGGCGACACCCACTCGCGACCCTTCGTCATGTGATGGACTGCCTGCCGTGACACGCCGAGGATGTCGGCGAGAGGCTGCAACGAAATCTTGTCGTTGCGAAGACGGACCATCTCTGCGAGCAGCGCCTCGCCTGCTGGGCCGAAGAGGAAGCGGCGTCCGCTGCGCTGGCGGGGCACCGCTGCATCCAACTGTCTGAGGTTACCTGTTTCCTCGTCTGTCAACTGCCGACGGAACGGTTCGCGAAGGATTGCCTTCGCTCGCGGCCTGACGACCTGACGGCCTGACTTGCGGGCCTTGCGGACGACGGCGACGATGGCGTGCTTCGACAGGTTCGCCTTCTCGGCGATGTCGACGACAGGGACGCCCTTCTCGTACAGGCCGCAGATGTACTCGTCACGCGTGTGACGGGCCTTCGACTTTGCTGGTGTCCATGGTGGAGTCGGGTCGCACGCTGCTGCGAGGGAACGCAGCCATTCGGCTTCGACGTCGGTCATCTGTTGACTCATGGGGTGATGTCCTTCCGCTGTTGAACTCATAATGATAGTGGATTCGTGCGAGCGCGTCGAGGACCTGCCTGTCCACGGCGAGGGGCGACGAGATGGCCCGTCGCCCCTTGTTCCAGCCGGTCAGCGGCATTTGCGGGACAGCCAATCGGCCGCCTCCTCGGGCTTGACGAGACCGTCCGACCCTTCGGACAGCAGCCCGCCGGCGACTGCCCATCCGAACAGGCGTGCTCCGTCGCACAGGTCGGTCTGCTCGCGTCGGGTCAGGGTGTCCCACGTGAGGTCGAGGAGGAAGTCTGCGCCGATCGCGTCCACGATGTCGCGGTCGGTCAGAGCGTTCTCCAACTCGTCCATGCGTGCGATGGCGTACGACTCGTACTCTGAGCCGGCCGGTGACTCCCAGAACAGTTCGTCGCACGCGTCGAGATCGCCGTCCTCGCACTGGTCCCAAAGACGGTCAAAGAACCGGTCGTCGCCGTACGTGTAGGGGATGTCCGGCTCAGGCTCAGGGCGAACCTTCTCCGGTTCGGGTACGTCGACGCGAGCGGGCTCGCGAGGGACGGTCGTCGCGGCTTCCTGATACTCGGCTGAGCAGCCGAACAGCAGCAGCAGGACGATGATGATGAGGGACCATTTGATGATGCGCTTCATGCGTCGTCCTCCGTGATGGGCCAGCATCCGAACGCGCCGACCTCTCCGTCGTGCCCGAACCACGCACCTTCCGGTGCGAGGTCATTCAGGTAGTCGATCGCCTTGTCCTCCACATACGCGAGCCAGTCGAGGTCGTCCGGCGTGTCGTTGCCGAAACCGAGGTCGTTCGCGAAGCCGATGACGTCGCGTGACAACTCTTCGACGGTGCTCGTGCCGTGGTCGAACAGGATGTATCCCTCGCCGATTGCGATGTATGTCGGCAGGATGTTGATGATGGCCTGTGCGTAGTTCACAGGTCCTCACCCCACCCTCGGGCCTCTGCGTACTCCACGGACCCCTTCGTGCCGGGGATGACCTCGTAGCGTGAGGGGACGTAGTTGCCCCAATAGTCGTGGTGACCGGTCTCGCCGAGCACGCAGGCACCAGCCTCAATCGCGTCCATGGCAGATCGGCCGACGAACCCTTCGAGTCGCCATGCCATACCGCTGTCGATGAGTGCTTGCAGGTCGAGGATGGCCTCGCCCTGCTCGTCGAACTCTACTCCGATGCCCATGATGGGCCTCCTCTCTGCGGCTTCCGAACCGCGCACGAACCGTACCGTCTTAGTGTGATTCCGTCAAGGGAGGGAAGGGGTCTTCGAGATCGGCGAGGGTGCGCCACAGCGACAGGTCGTAGTCGTCGGAGATGTCCGGCATCCCTCCGCGTGGTCCGGGGATGGCCTGCTTTATCTGCCGATGGTGGTTGATGGCGACCTCTAAGACCAACGCTCGACGGAGCCAGAACTCGTAGCGATCTTCGGTCATCGTGCTGTCCTCTCTCGGGTGTGGAGCCGGCCGGCGGGGAACATGGGGGCGCTCAACCCGCCGGCCGTGCCGCGAGGGGCGTCGCGGTGGCTCCGTCGGACTGGGAGTGTCCGACACAGGAAGGATACGGACGAGATGGTTTCGTGTCAAGGAGGTGACGACAAGAAAGGACCCCCAAGCCCGTCGGCGAGGGGGTCCGATCCGGCTCCCTGTTACGCTCGCGTGGCGGTCGAGGAACCCTTACGAGAACTGAGAGGGCGAGAGCGGTGTCGCGTGCTGTACACCTATCGCGGCTGGTACCGAGGCCGGAGGGAGGGAGGGAGCCGGAGGGACCGGTGCATCCATCTGTCTCGTCGGTGACGTCGACTCGATCGGTGCTCCACTGTCGGTGGCGTGACATCTGCCCGCCCGTGTGAGCGCCTTCCTGAGTCTCCGTCTTAGGTTGTCAATGCCGTCCGGCTGGTGGGCCGGTGGCGGTCCGTCCGCCTGACACAATCGTACCGGTTCGGGGCGAGCGCGTCAAGCACATCCTGACATCCGTCCTGAAGTGATTTCAGGCGGTCGGGAGGGCCGGACGACCTGCGAGCAACTCCCCAATCTCGCCACCACGCCACGCCTCAGCGATCGCCTCGCGACCCTCCGGCTTGAACCGGACAGAGATGTACTCCGACCTCGACCGCGTGCCAAGACCAGGCACGACCTCGCCCGACGTCGGGTCCACGAACCGATCGCCCGACTGCTCCACACGAGACAGCAGCGCCTTCAAGAACGCAGGACGGACCGTCTCCGTGACCTCCGTCGGGTGGTTCTCCTTCACCCATGTCAGGAACTCATCGTCGTAGAACACCGTCGCCGACTCACCGCCTCCGGCGACCGTGACCGTCGCGACGACATCGCCGTCAGGGAGGGTGACCTCCACCGACTTCACGCCCAACTCCTCGCGAGCCTTGACGATGACGCTCTTCGCCTCAGCCCGTGCGGACTCCAACTCAGTCTCGACCGCATCCTTCAGCGCGGTGAGCAGTGCGACCTTGCGGGTCAGTTCCTTCACGGTGGTGCTCCTCTCGTCTGCGCTGTTCCGTCAGCGCGTCCCATACTGCCGATGGCCAGCCGGCCATGTCGAGCAGCGTGTCTTTGTGATCCGGGGTTCGGTGCAGTCGTGCCATCTTCACTAGCACCATCAGCGCGGCGAGATCGCTCAGCGTCAGGTCGCGGTCAAGGTTGCGAAGGTACATGTTCCACAGGTCAACCGTCAACCCTAGGTTGTCGGCTGCGTGACCGTACACATCACCACGCGCGCCAAGCGTGATGTCGAGCGCCTCGCGCAGCAGGTCCCCGTCACTCATGGATTCGAGCGCCGTGCAGCCTCAGTCTTGACGGCCGCCGCACGAAGACGCGCCATAAGGTTCGCCTTCGTGTTCTTCGCACTCTTCGTTCCGGCCCTTCGACCGCTTCTTGACCCGAGCGTCTTGCGCCAAGCCCTGTTCGTCCCGCTCCCCATGTCGCTCTCCTCAGTCCCAGAACGAACGGTAACCGCGAGCAGCGAGATCGGTCGTCCCGAACGCTCGCTTCGCCCACCTGTCCTGAGCGGTCTGCTCTGCCTCGCCTGCGGACTCCGCCTCTGCCACGGGCTTGTCCTCGTCAGTCATCGCCGTATCCCTCGTTGTCGATGGTCAAGGCATAGAGCGCCGTGTCCATTATCGTGCGATGGTCGGGATGGGTCAGTTGACGGTGCGTGTCGATGGCAGCCCGATAGACCTTCAGCCTGCTTCGCAAGCGATTCAACTCGTCCTGTTCACTCATCGTACTCTCCTCTCTCGTACCGCCGGCAGGACTCGAACCTGCACTCCGTAAGGAACCCGAGTTTGAGTCGGGCGCGTCTACCTGTTCCGCCACGGCGGCCAACCGGATGGTCACGGGCGTACCGTTCGCCAGCCCGAACCGAGATCGTAGATGATGTGGGGCGAAGATTTCGAGTACGTTGACCGGCATCTTCTCATGCCACTGCACCATGCAGGGATGTCCGTCGGCGGTGAACGCGTGCCACATGAACCGTCGGGTGCTGGCATAGTGGACGGCGAAGTCGAAGGGGTGGGCGAGGACTTTGGCGTGATCGGTGGGCCACACGTCAAGATTCAGCGAACCAGGGTAGGGGTCGAAGCCGAGCATGTCCGGCAGGTAGATGCCCTTACGTGTGTCGCGAGCAGCACCGCCGACACCGTCACGGACGGTGCCGACGAACTTGAACCTCTCGCACATGTCGCCTCCGCTGGCGATGCTATCTCTCGTCGTCCCAAAGGGTGAACTCTTCAATGTGACCGAGGACGACCCAAACGCCGTCGTCGTCCGGTCCGATGACCCATCCGTCTCTCATGGCGAACAGGGAGTGCAGGCTGAGCGGGTCGATGGCGATGCTCGTCGTGTGGTCGTACAGGTTCGACAGGGTCACGACCTCGCTGCCGTCGGTGTCGAGAGCGTTGAGTCGGTCGCAGAGATCGGTTGACGACAGCATGGCAACTCCGTGTTGACGCACGGAGCATACGGCCGTCAGGACGAGGCGTACTCGAAGCGTGCGAGCAGGTCGCGCGCCTGCGAGCCGAGACCGCCGTTGAGACCACCATTGAGGAGCGCTGAGAGCCGCTGTGCGAGCCGGTCCAACTCGTCCTCGCTGTCGGGCAGCGCATACGTGTCGCGGCCCGTCAGGTGACGCCACAGCGCGTCCTTCAGGATGACCTCGGCACGTCCGGCGTCGCGTGCGACGCGCTGGCGCAGGTAGTCAACTCGCGGATGCTCTTCCGTGAAGGTCATGGCAAGTCCTCCTTGACTGAATCAGCGTACCCGAAAGTCATCGACTTGACGAAGGTCCCGTCGTCATACTGCGAGACAATGACAGGCGTGCCGATCCTCACGAAGTACGCGGCCGTCTCTAGCACGCGTAACTCCGTGAGATCGGTCACGAGAATCCGACCGCCGACCGTCGCGAGCGAGTACCTCACGCCGGCACCGGCACGAGCCGGTCGAGCGCCGGCAGCGCCTCGTCAGCGTGACGAGCCCGGAACTGACGGACCGTGTGACCCAACGCAGACGCCTCCTCGTCGGAGAGTTCCTGCCCTGACTGGATTGACTCGTCGAGCAGACGGATGACACCGTCAGCGTCGACATCGTCCAACCGGAAGATGCCGGCCTCAGCGAGCGCACGACGCACTGCATCACCGGCAGCGCCGTACATGAAGTCAATCTCTGCGACGAAGTTCGCGTACTCACGCTCGTAGTAGTCGTCCTCGTCAAGGATGGGGTAGTCGGCGAGGGGGACGAACACGAGGTCGACAGCGTCGCGCCATGCCTGCGTGATGTTCCCCTCGTCGTCGTAGACGGTGAAGGTCAGCATCCGCATCCATGTCCTACCGGATCGGCCGATGGTGTCCTCCGTGATGGTGCCGGACGCGATGTGCTCAGCGAGCAACTCCGTCGCGGTGTGCAGGTTCGACTCGCCGAGCGCGTCGCCTCCGATCTCAGCGCCGAGCGCCGGAGCGTGGGTGACACCGACACGGTCTTCGGACCAGCGGATGAACATGGACTCACGAGCCGCTTCGAGAGCGCGCTCTGCGTAGTCGGTGTAGATGTCCTGCGTCATGATGGCTCCTCTCAGCCTCAGTATCCGTTTGCTTCTGCGTACTCGCGTTCCCAACCGATTCCGAACGGCTGGTGGTAGCAGTCGAAGCAGGCATCCGGCGTGTTCGTCGGCTGCCCGCACAGGTCGCACGGTGAGATCGCGCAGGTTGCGTGGAACTGCGACCAGTCAGCGAACCGCTGCTCCGACTCAGGGTGCCATGCGTCGCCGCAGTGCACACATGTGACGGCGGCAGCGAGGTACTGAATCGTCTCGATGTCGTCGTCGGTGAGATCGGGACCGTCCTCGCGCCAATGGTGGACGCGAGCGGTCAGGGTGCGAAGGTGGGTCAGATAGGTCATGCTGTCACCTCGCAGTCGTGTCCGCCGTACCACTCGTCTGCCTGCTCAGGGACGAGCAGGTCGAAGCGACGGTCGCACTCAGGACAGGTGGCGATGATGCGGACGGTGGTCATGGTCGGTCCTCCTTGTCAGAGTCGGATCGGGTCGGAGTGGAGCAGCGTGTCGACAGAGTCGGCGAGGTCGTTGCCCCACTCCTGCCAACTCATGCCCCACTCCTCCGACTCAGCGTCGTTGGGGAAGGGGCAGAACCGCTCCGTCGCAGCGATGATGTAGTCGTTTGCGTCGCAGTAGTCGTGGAGAGTCGTGAAGGAGTCCAGCAGGTCGGCGCCCTCATAGATGCCGTCGGTGATGTCACGACGAATCTCTGCGAGGACGAACTCGACTGCGTCGGTCTCAGGACGGATGGTGGTGGTCATTGTGGTCTCCCCTCTTCGGTGACTCCGGCCTTCCGAGCCGGAGGTGGTGCTGAGGAGAAGGTTACCTTGTCCCACCGACATCGTCAATCATCGTCTGACATGTGCTCACAGAGGGCTAGAAACCCCTCTGGCACATGAATCGCCGGAACCTGCCACTCGCCGATCAGGTG